AACTTCCAATAGACGACTGTTTAGATTTAACTGGATCAGATATTTGCTCAGTTGAAAATATTACAGTAACAGGAACAATAACATTACCAACTGGTCCTGTAACAAGCTTTACCGGCAATTATAACGATTTAACTGATCCACCAATTATACCGTCTGATATAACAGATTTAGGAATAACAGACGGTGATGCAGGACAAATACTTCACACAAACGGAAATGGGGAGTTTTATTTTGATAATGTAAGTATAAATTATATAGATATATCAGGAACGCCTACTATTCCAAGTTCAATAACACAACTAGGCATTATTGACGGAGCACCTGATACATTTTTAACAACTGACGGCAATGGTAATTTTTCGTTTGCAAGCATAACAGATATAAATGTAGATTTAGGCAATATTACCATTGTAGATAATACAATTAGTGTTTCAAATTTAAACGGAAGCATTATTTTGAAACCAGTTGGTTCAGGATTTGTCCGTATAGATAATGTAACTGGTTTAGTAATACCAGTTGGTACAACTGATCAAAGAGCTCCTAATGCCACAGGAGCGATTAGATTTAATACAGAGATTGAACAATTTGAAGGTTATAATGGATCAGGGTGGACTACTTTAGGAGGTGTTAGATCTTTAGATGGGGAAAACTTTATAATTGGTGAAACAACACCAGGTGCTTCAGATGATAGATTATTATTTTTTACCGACGGTGTTTTAAGACTTACAATTACTAGAGATACAGTTGATTTCAGTCCTACAGTTGATGTAAATATATCAAATTTAACTGTTGCAAATTTAACATTAAATCAGGAATTAAATCTTGCAGGCGATATTACTATAGGTGACTCAACTGACGATACATTTACTTTAAATTCTTTGGTAGAAGGCAATTTAATTCCAAAAGTTCATGATACATATGATATTGGTAGCAAAGCGCAGCAATGGCAAAATTTATTTGTATCAGAAAGAGCTATCCTAAATGGTATAGAATTTCCAAATTTAGACGGTGCACCAAAATCATTATTAGAGACATCAGGAACAGGAGAATTACAATGGGCTCATGCAGACAGATGGGGCGGTAATCGAGTTTATGTCAGTGCTGAATATGGTGATGACAACAACGATGGCATTACTGCACCGGTCAGAACTATAAAAAGAGGTTTACAGATTGCCGGAGGCATAGTATTTGAGCCAACAAATCCGATAGAAAATGTAGAGTATGAAACTAAACTTCTTAGAAATGCAAAAAAAGATATTGCCGATTCTGTAATAACATGGCTAGCAGAAACTTACGGATTCAGTTTTGGGTACGATACGATAAAATGTAGACGAGATATGGATTTAATAATTGATGCTATTTTATTAGATCAATTATTAAACACTAATTATAATTCAATAACAGCTGGTCTAGCATATCAACGTGCAAACAGTAGCTATGTCACTGGAACTCAAAATCTTGTGACACTTGGAGCACTTGATCAACTAAAAGTTGAAATATCCAATCTGTCAGTTTGGTCAACTGTAACTAATGAGCTAATTGACAGCATTGTTGAAATACAAGATATTTTTTCAAACGGCGTTGATTCAGCTAATAATTTGTCTTATATTGCACCAAATGTACTACCTACACCAAATGCAGAAGAATCTTTTTTTAAATTAATTAATAACAAAGAATTTATAAAAGCAGAAATAATTGCATGGATAAGTGTAAATCATCCTACATTGGTGTACGATTCTGCAAAGTGCAATAGAGATGTTGGATACATAATTGACGGACTTTGTCATGACATCTTGTATGGCGGTAACTATGGAAGTATTACTAATGCAAAATCATACTTTGTTGGTACACAAGGACAATTAGGACCAGGTGAAGTAACTGCTACTGTTGAAGCATATACTCATATGCAAAACGTAGTGAAATCAGTTATACAAGGTATTGAAATTACTCCAGCTATACAACCATTGCAAGATATAGATGGCAATATTGTATCACAAATTACAATCGGCGGTACTGGAACAATTACCGAAGCTGTTAAAGCAAGCAATTTTATTAAAATTATAATTGATGTAATCGATGGAGAAAATTTAAGCTTTTTAGACAGAACTGTTTTACCTAATTTTACATGGAGTAATGTAAGAAGAAAAGATGCATATAATAAAATTAAACGCGAACAATCTATTATAAAAGATAATGTAATTAACCATGTTAATTCAACAAATGGTTTTTATGATTCTATAAAATGTCATCGAGATGTAATGGAAATTATTGACTCAGTAACGTACGACTTAAGATACGGAGGTAATAGTCGATCTGTTACTGCTGGCGAATCATACTATGATGCGAATAATGAACTTTACATTGGTCAGTCTCAAAAAATAGAAACTATAGCTGCAATAGAATATGCTAGAGATTTAGCTATACCATATTTAACTGGTACAAATGCAACTGCAATAGAAACAAGTATGAATTTAATTGCATCTATATTAGACAATAAAGCAAATGCACCTACAAAGACATTTGGTAATTCTATTGCTAAAACTATTACAGTTATGGTTGCTACAGGAGACTACGTAGAAAACAATCCAATAATTGTACCAGATAACGTGAGTATCATAGGAGACAATTTACGACGTGCTATAATAAGACCAAAAAATGTAAATAGAGATTTATTTAGAGTAAGAAATGGCTGTTATTTTACTGGAGTGGTTTTTAGAGATCATGTAGACGCTAACGGAATTCCTGATTATACTTTTAGATACGGTCTTAGTTTTGATAATCCTGCAGATACAGCAACCAGTAGAGCTGGATACATAGATTTACCTGCAAGCAGACCGCTTATTTTTACATCCCCTTATATACAAAATTGTTCAATTATTAGTTTCTTAGGAGCAGGCGGAGCAGAAATTGATGGTAATTTAGTTGATGTTCCGAATATTCCTCCAAACGCAATCGAAGCAGAAAATCCAGTAGATTTAACCGACGGTGTTCCTGAACAAGGAAAATCAATGGTTGCAAATGCATACACCATTTTATCATTTGGTGGCAATGCATGGCGAGTTATGAACGATGCATATGCTCAGATTGTAAGTTGTTTTGTTATATTTTGCGAAAATGGATGTTTAACACAAAATGGAGGTTACCTTTCAATAACCAACTCAGCATCAAACTTTGGTCTTTTCAGTTTGAGATCAACCGGATATAGTCCAAACAGTTTTGAATACGACCGTGGTTACAGCTTTGCTTATTATACTTTAGAAGGATTTCAGGTACTACGAGTAGGAGGATTAAGACGTGCAGCCTTAGAACATTATGTTGTAAGATTAAAATCAAATGACGGCTTAATTGATCAAACAGATGATTTTACAGTTAATGGCATATCAGAAAATCAAAAAACTGTAGGATTTATACCTAATACAACAAGTGTAAGCGGAAATAAAATTACATTTCCGCTTATCGAGTTCAATGGAGACACAGAAGTTGATATTATTAACGATAGAATTGTGTTTACAACTCCGCATCCTTATTCTAATAATAATGCTGTAAATTATCAAGCTAATGGTAATGCTGTAATCGGAGGTCTAGGAGACGGCGGTACATATTATGTGCAAGTTGTAGATGATGTTACGATAAGATTATTTACATATGACCAACAAGGCGGAAAAGCTCTTATAGATTTAACAAGTGCATCAACAGGCATACATAAATTTCAAACATTACACGAATTTAATTCTGGAGACCATGTAGAGTATGATTCCAATAATGATGCAGAAATAGTTGGGTTATTAAACGAATTAAAATATTATGTAGAAGTTCCAAATTCCTATGAAATGTTTTTATATCACGACGAAGATTTAGAAAACGAAGTTAGAAGTTTAGATGCAAGCGTATGTAAAAGTTTTCAAAATTGGAAAATTGGACAAGAATACGTTTTTATCGAAGAGGTGATCAGCACACACAATACATATCAAGATTGGCAACTACCAAGTAGTATAGACATAAACGGAACTCCGACAATTATAAATTATGGTGTTGTGCTTGGAAACGGTATTACATGTACAAAAAGCACAGGACAAATAATTCAAGCAGGAATAATTGACTGGGATCCTACAAATTTAATATTGACTGTAAGTTTAGAATTAACTACAGAAAATGGTACTGAAGTAAGAAACGTAGGCGATACAGGAACATTAATTCCAGCTAATAGAATCTGGGGTAGCAATTATGAAATTCCAGTTTTAGCTGCAGTTCCCAGAAGAGATTTATATACTTCTGATTTTAAAATTTTAACCACTTTAAACACAGGTATAGAAGCTATATCTAATACTGTTACAGCAAGAATAGAATTACACCGACCATCTATATGTAACTCTTCGGCTCATACATGGGAATTTGCAGGATCTGGTACAGACTATAATGCACTACCTCAAAACGGAGGATTGACTGACGAATTCTTCGAACAAGTAAGTACGGTTCCAGGAAGAGTTTACAGTTCTGGCACAAACGAAATAGGTGATTTTAAAGTAGGAAATTTTGTAAGGGCATATAATAGAACAGGTAACATCGACTTTAAAAACAAAGTAAACATTGGCATACTTGATTCTCTTGCTTTAAGTCTAAGTTCTGGTATAGTAGTAAGCTCCATATCAAATGATATTGAATTAGGCGATAACGAAGTTGGCGGACCGTCAGATAGTAGATTGATAACACAGCTTTCAATTTATACCTTTTTAAACAATAGGCTCGGTGATTTTATAGATAAAAAGGTTTCAACAAACGCAATACCAAGTTCAGTTGTACAACTAAATTCAAGTGGTCAAATTAATTCAGATCTTATACCGCCTACAGGAAATTTTACTGCTTACGTAGTTCCTAGTTATGGAGGAAGATTTGACTTACATAAAGACATACCAGTTGTAGACTTAAAAGCAGGTGATATTGTTATCGAAGAGTACGATGAAAAAACTTTAACAGTAAACGCAACTATAGTATTGCAAGCCGGCGAAATATTAGAACAAGTAGATACAAACGGCGCTGTTGTTGCATCTGGAATTGTTAAACTAACAACACAAGGTGCAACAGAAATAAAATTAATTGAGCCTTTTTCGGGAACATTTATTGCGAACAGCTCAACTTATCCATTACAAGGAAGTGTGTCAGGACAACTACTTAATAACATAGGACAACCTGTTTATCCATTAGTTGTAACTGACGTTGCAGAAGTAAGAGAAAATTATTTTATCACAACAAGTAGAGCATCGCAATTCTTAATTACATTAGCTGGTCAAAATTATAACTTTACAAATACAACTACAATACAAGGGGCTATTAGTGGAGCAGTTGGGGATATAGAATCATACATAAAAGGTGTCTTAACTGGTGTAGATGTTATAAACGATTTACCAGGAGGAGGAGAATACACCGAAGGCGAATATACAAATGTTCAAATATTATACAGTGCTACTTCAACAGGAGCGCAACAAGGTTCGGAAGCATTAGCAGATATAACAGTAAATAATGCAGGCGAAATTACTACCTTTGATTTACGAAGAGGAGGAAGTAATTACGCTGTTGGAGAAACATTAACTGTGGCTACCCAAGGAACGCAAGCAACATTACCAGGCGCAACATTTATTCCAAAAACCGGAGCAAGTCCTAATTTAGATTTCGAAATAACAATTACAAATACCGAAGATAGATTATATGTTGTATTAAATACAAGCGCCGGTTTAGAATTTAATGCATCATCAACTAACATTGATTTTATAACCGACGATACAGTTGTACAACAACAACTAACACTAGATGCACAACCTGTTAGCCTTGGATTTTTTGGAGTATTAATTGATACAACAACTGATACAATAGAATGTACAGGAGCACATGGACTTGTGAATGGTGACCGAGTAGTATATGATCCAGGAACAAATACAACAATAGTTGGATTAGATGTAGGAAAAACCTATTATGTAAAAGTTGTTGATGCAACAAAAATACAATTATTTGATAATTACGTTATAACTGGATTACCAGTTAATCTAGGCAGTACTTTTGATAATGGTACTCCACACAATTTATTTTTACATAATGTAAATTTAGAAAAAAATAGCCTTTATATTCCAAGCCATGGATTTGCAGGCGGCGATGCAATTAAATTAAGTGCAGTAGATCCGCCATTAGGTTTAGATGATAATGCTTTTTATTTTATAGGAAGCGTCACTGATAATACATTTACTCTGCATGCAGCTCGTGGTTCAGCTATAGATAGCGTAAATGGTTTAACCAAAGACGAAGTAACAATCTTAGATAGAGGAACCGGAGTAGCTACATTAAGAAAACAAAATGTAATTATAACAGGAGATGCTAATACAAGTGGTCAATATGAAACTAGCTGGAGTAATCTTACTTCCACTACAATTGATGCTGATAATATTATCAGCGGTATTATTAATACCGCTCGATTAGCTACTGAATCAGCAAACGATTTTACATTTTTACGAGGCGATAGTAAATGGGCTTACGCTGTTCAAGGAATTACCAATAGCACAATAGGAGATCCTATTACATTAAGTGGTCCAAACGTAAACAATGGTATAACAGATGTTTATTACGGAAATATAGATATTTCCGTAGAACGAACTGGTTATATCAATGAACTTGCACCAGCAACAAACGAAGCAAAATTAGGTGTAGCAGGTTTTGCTGTAGAAACATTTAAAGTAACAAATGGGATTGTAGAAGTAAGAAATACTACAGAATTCGGGCAAGTTGATGCATTAACACTGTCAGGACAAAATTCAGACTATTATAGAAATCCAGTAAACTTAACCAGAACAGTACCAATTGAAAAAGGAGGCACAAACTTAGCAACATATGCAAGTGGAGATTTATTGTACGCAGCATCAATTTTACCAGCAGGAAATGCATTCTCATCATCGCTTTCAAAATTGCCAATTGGAAATGTCAATGATGTGCTAATTGTAGGTAATACAAGCTTGCCAGAATGGACTAGTAATCTTGTTTTAAATGGTGCTATAATAGATGCTATCCAAATAGGTGTAACTGCTGCAAATATAATTGACACAATAAATGCAGCTCCTGAAGATGATCCTTGGGGATTAATCCTTAATTCACAGAGTGGCACTACTACAGTTGATGATAATCTAGTTGTAACAGGAAATCTAACTGTGTCTGGAACAATGACCACAGTATTATCACAAACTGTTGAAATTGAAGATGTAAACATTGTGTTAGCAAAAAATGCTGCGAATGCAACTGAAGCAGATGGTGCAGGCTTAACCGTTAATGTTGGCACAAACGACCCTGTAATTGCCAATCCCACAATTACTTATACAAGCACCGACGATCGTTGGAATATCAATAAAACATTAAGCGCAGGATCAAATACCTTTGTTTCAACGGCAACTGTAGGTTTTGTAGGGAACGCTACGTCTGCAGATAAATGGGCAACTGCTAGAACTGTTACATTCCAAGACGATGGTGCTACAGTTACCGGTGTAACAGGTTCGTTCACAATAGACGGAAGTTCAAATGTTAATAATGTAGTCCTAACATTAGTAGATGAACAAGTGCAAGACATTGTTGGAAATATGGTTGCTAATAACACTGAAAGTGGCATAAATGTAACTTACAATGATACTTCCGGTACTCTAAATTTTAATGTTGAAGACCCAACCATTACGATAAGCGGTGCAGTTTCAGGATCTGCTCAAATGATAAATTTAGCAAATGTTGAAATTACAGTATCTCAACAAAACGATACAGTAACACTAGGCACACATACTGTAGGAGATTATATTACAAGTTTATCAGTTGGCAACGGACTAATAGTCGATACAAACGCACCGACAACAAATGTAGATGCTGCATTAAATGGATTCTTATATGAAATTGTATCTTTAGGAGATACCAATTGGGCAACAATTGATGCAAGCGGCAATAATGCACCATACGTTATAGGAGATAGATTTGTAATGGCAAATGCTCCTTTAACTGGTACGTCTGGAACTGTAAAAGCAATTGATAGCGGAGAAACAGTAAGGTACACAATATCACATGCAGATACCAGCACTCAAGCAAACGGACATGGAAATAATACCGGAAATACAGTAATTCAAAGTGTAGGCATAGATGGGTTTGGTCATGTTACATCAATTGCCTCTAAAACAATAGATACTTATAGCGGATTTAATATTTTTTCCGACTCAAATACTGCTGTTACTATCGCAGAAACAAACACCATAAAACTAGTAAGTGGAACAAATGTTACAATAACACAATCGGCGCCCGTAACAGGAACAACGCAATTTAGCATAGCAAGCGAAGACACGTATGTTTCTGGAATTGATTTTAACACTTCTACAGGTGTGTTTACTGTTACAATGAACGACAACTCTACATACACTAAAAATTTAGATGGTAGATATTTAACAGGGTTTAGTGAGACCGATACATTACAAACAGTTACAAGCAGAACAGACGGATCAATAACAACAAATACCATTACTGTAGGCGGTACTGTAATCTCAAGTGCAACTCCGACCGCAGCAATAGAAAGCACAGACGCAAATACAGCTACTGCTGGCGTTATGAATTTCCGTACAAAAGTAACTGGTGCGCCGGTAGGGCAAGATTACGAGACAGTTTGTCAAATTCAAGCAGATTGTACAGATAGGACATATACAGCAGAAGATGCAAAATTAGTATTTAAATCAATTGTAAATGGCGCTATTACAACTGGTTTACAAATTAGTGGTGTAAATGTACTGTCAACAAGTGCAGGCAATGGAAATTTAGGCATATCAAGTCATAGATGGAATACTGTATATGCAAGTACATTTGACGGAACAGCTACCCAAGCACAGTATGCTGACTTAGCTGAAATGTATGAAGCAGACGAACATTATACTCCAGGAACTGTAATGATGTTTGGCGGAGATAAAGAAGTGACTGCTGCAAAAGGATTAGCAACAACAAAAGTAATCGGTGTTGTTTCTACAGATCCAGCATACTTAATGAACAGTAAACTTGAAAATGGAACGGCAATTGCGCTAAAAGGTCGAGTTCCATGTTTAGTAATAGGCAAAGTTGAAAAAGGTGATATGTTAATTGCTAGCGATATAGCAGGGGTAGCAATAGCGACACAAGAATTTAAAGGCGGAGCGATAATTGGTAAAGCAATTGAAGCTAGCAACGATACTGAAATCAAAGTTATTGAAATTGCAGTTGGAGTTTTATAAGGATAAATAATGGCTATTAAAAAAATTAATGTTGGTTACTTGGCAAATGATGGAACAGGAGACGATCTGCGAGAAGCATTCATTAAAGTTAATGATAATTTTGAAGAAATGCAGTATATACTAGATCAAGCAGTACGAACCGAAGCTGAAAATTTAGGAAGTGGTGCCCCAATTTTTAAAGAAAAGTTAGGAAATGTTTTTAAATTTAAAACCATCCAGCAAGGTGCAAATGTCCTTTTAACCCAATACGGAGATTCTATAACTATAACAAGCGATGCTGGATTACAGTCAATAACATTTTTGACAGATGCAGGAAGTGCAATATTAGATGGCGGTGATAGACATATATACTTCCAAGGAGGAAGAAATATAGGAACAGTGGTTGCAAATGAAAATGGAAACAATTATATTAGAACGAATGTTATTGGTGAAGGCTTACTGTTTTTAGATAAAGATCCACATTTAGGAGGTACTTTAATTGGTAACAATAATGAAATTACAGATGTACATAAAATAACGTCAAATACATTTGCTGGTAATTTAGAAGGACTTGTATATGGAATTGACGTTAGAAATTTAAATAACATAATAAATCAATTAGAATTTGGTGATTTTAATTATACTATTAATTCACTACTTGATTACATTATTTTTGTATCTACTGTAGATTTTGGAACATTTGACGCACCTGCTGTAGTAAATTATGACCCAGGTGTATTTTAAGGAAATGTAATGACGTATTGGCGGAAAGCATCTGGAGCAATAATAGCAAATATACCCGAACATGTAAAAAATACTGTAGATTTACCTATTGACGAATCATTTTTACCATTAGAAGAAAATAATTTAACTTTAGAAATAATTAGTGGTAACCTACCAAAAGGAATGAGATTAAAAAATAATCAGATTATAGGAACTCCTCTTGAAGTTTCTATTGAAACTTTGTATAGTTTTGTTATTAGAGCAAATAAAAATAAAGAGTATGAAGACCGTACTTACAAAATAGTTGTTAGCGGAAATGACGATCCAAATTGGATTACTCCTGCTGGCAGTCTTCCTATCGGTAATAATAATAGATATTTTATAATTGATAGCTCTTTGATAGATTTTCAACTAGAGGCAGAGGATACAGACATATTAGCAGGAGAAAAATTAGAATTTTATCTTTTTGATGGAGAATTACCACCGGGCTTATCATTGACTAATGACGGGCGATTGGTAGGCATAATAAATCCAATTAAAGCATTAGAAAAAGGAGAATACTTTGATTTAAGATCCGATAATGGATTTGATACATACAACTTTGATACCGAAATTTTTGACTATGCAATTCCAAGTAAAGCGCCAAAAAAACTTAATCGCTACTATCAATTTGTTGTTACGATAACAGACAGTTATGTAACTGTAAATAGAAATTTTGAAATTTATGTTGTAGGAGAAGATTTTTTAAGAGCAGATAATACTATCATGCAAGTTTCAACAGGAGTATTTTCAGCTGATAATACATTCCTTAGAACACCTATATGGCTTACTCCTGCTAATTTAGGATACAAAAGAGCAAATAATTATATAACATTAATCTTTGATGTTGTTGATCTAAATACTTCCTACGGAAATGTATCATATGAATTACTTGCCACCAACGACGATGGTTCGCCTAGTAAGTTGCCATACAATTTACAATTAGATGCAACAAATGGAGAAATTGCTGGGAAAGTTCCGTACCAAAAAACTATAACTCGTGAATACAAATTTACGCTGCGAGCAACTAGAAAATATTCTAATTTAGCAGAAGAAGTTTACAAAGATAAAACTTTTACATTAACTATATTAGGCGAAGTAGATAGTTACATTAATTGGATTACTCCTAATAGTCTAGGAACAATAAACACAAATGCGATAAGCTTATTATCAATCAAAGCAGAAACATCTGTATCAAATTCTATATTGTTGTACAATATAGAAAATGGATCATTGCCTCCGGGATTAAATTTATCAATCACAGGAGAAATTACTGGCTCTGTACGAACATTCGGCGAAGGATTTTATCGCAGTTCGTGGAGACCACAAAGAATTTACAATTTAAATGATATAATTACAATTAATAGTAATTTTTATATTGCAACACAAGCTCACCTTAGTTCAAGTGCTTTTGATACAGATATTTTAAATTGGAAGCTTTATACCTTTTCAAAACCAGGTATTACAACATTAGATTCAAGTAATTTATTATTTGATCAAAACACAACAATTATAGATAGAAATTTTTCTTTTACAGCAAAAGTTAGAGATCATTATGGATACAGTGCAACTACCAAAACATTTAATCTAAGTATTGAAGTTGCAGATGATAATATCTACAGCAATATCTATGCACAACCTTTTATGATTGAAAAAAGTAGAGAAAAATTTAAGCAACTTTTAAATGATTATAAAATTTTTGACTATTCTTTTATATACCGACCTACTGATCCAAATTTTGGATTACAAAAAAAATTAAAAATGCTCATTTATGCTGGAATAGAAACTAAAGAAGCTGACAAATATGTAGCAGCACTAGCCACAAATACAAAAAGAAAAAAATATAAATTAGGTGAAATTAAAACTGCAGTAGCCAAAAAACCCGGCACACAAGAAATTATATACGAAGTTGTTTATGTTGATGTTATTGATCCACAAAATAACTATGAAGAATATAATCCTACAGAAAAACATTTTAAAATTCAAAAAAAGAGAAAAGTTACTGTGGATCAAACAAGTTATAACTATGATAGATTTAGTGTAGAATTGCCACCTCCAATTGGTATTGAAATCCAAACCAATGATCACGGAGAAGTAGTACATTACTTTGATCCTAACTTTACAATACTATCAAGATATGGTCCAAAATATTTTATTGACATAAAACCTCTTACTGTAGATTTACATTCTGACATAAGTCCATTACCTATTACATCAAATACTGGTAATTTGGTGCAAGGAGCTAATGAGCCTTACCGATTTAGACCTGATCCTGAAAATACATTAAAAGCAGACTTTGCTGGTATGACGATAGACGGTGCAGGAAAAAATATTAGATACATATCAAACATATACCACGTAAGGGAGGAAATAAGGAAAATTGGAATTACTGAAATAAATTTTCTACCTTTATGGATGAGAACTGCTCAAACAAATTCAATTAAAAATTTAGGTTATGTTACAGCAATTCCTCTATGTTATTGTTTGCCAGGCAAAAGTAAAGAAATTTATACTGCTTTACAAAGAGCTAATATAAATTTTTTAGATTACAATTTTGAAATTGATAGGTTTGTCATTGATACTATCAAGGGTGATTCAGAAGACAGATATATTGTATTTCACAATTACGCTCATAATGCATAGATAAATAGTTTAAACGGAGAAAAAAATTCATGTCAAATATACAAACAACATCTATCGATGAAAATTTTCCTATAGCAGGTCAAGATAACGATAGTCAAGGTTTTAGAGATAATTTTAACGAGATAAAAGTTGGTTTAACCGTAGCAAAAGATGAAATTACCACATTAGAAACAACCACAGCAAAACTTAATGCCAACAACGATTTTGATAGCAATGAGTTACAAAACGCAACATTGCATCGTATCACCGAAAAATATATAAGTAAAGCAGCAACGGTATCAACAACTGTTCAATGGTCTACCGGAACTTATCAAAAAGTAACTATTACTAATGATTTAACCTTGACGCTAGATTTATGGCCTGCTCCAAACAAAAAGGCAAAAGTTACAGTTCAAATAATCGGAGACGGGGAAAATTCACATACAGTAACATGGGCAAGTACACAAGGTAACAATATCAAAGTTCCTGCAAGTTTTCCAAAAATCGAAGGTCAATTAAAATTTACAATTGCTACTGATATAAATCCTAAAATTTTTGAATTTTGGACTATTGACGGTGGGGACACTGTATTTGGAAACTATCTAGGAGAATTTACATAATGCATCCATTTGCAAGTAATTTAAAAAATTTAAATACTGCAGATTTACATGAAAATTATAAAAATTTACATCAAAAAACTTTTATGACAAATAATGGACATGTTCTCTCACAAATGTACATGCTGTTAGAAGATTATAAAGAAGAGATAGATAAAAGAAATCAAGCAATTAAGAATGAAATTCCTGATTTAGATCTTGACAATCTTATTAAAGTAAAGTAAAATATTTTTATGGAAACTGATTTTTTTGGCTATATGATGTATACAGAAAATAATTTAATAGACCTTGCGTATACCAATAAACTAAAAAACATCAGTGTAAATTATAATCATAATAATCAATCAATTAATCAATTTAACAAACATATAGATGAATTAGGATTAACAGAGGTTTTTAATTTAAAAAAAAATTACAAGACTTTAGAAGAATTTGATCTATCACAGCAATCTATATGGTTGATGCCTGACCAGTACAAAAATTTAGATATTGCAGAATTTATAAAAAATAAATGTTCAACACAACAAGAACTAGAAAGATTCTATTTCGAATTTGAAAAATTTAAAAAAGCAAATCTAATATCACTTCTGCAATATCTTGTTTTTTTAGTTGAAATATTACGCTCTAATAATATAATTTGGGGTGTTGGTCGGGGTTCTAGTGTTGCTAGTTTTATACTTTACAAGATTGGGGTTCATAAAATTGATCCATTAAAATACCATTTAGATTTTACAGATTTTTTAAAATAAAGGAGAAAAAAAATGCCAATGAAATCGCCTGGAAGAAAAACATATAAATCAATGCAAGGCAAAGCCGTTGACATGGATTTATTACGGCAAAGAAACGAATTGACGCCAGCAGTAGGCAATATGCGTGTAAATGCAAGAGGTGATCAACTAGGTCCTGGAGGAAAAATAATTAGAAAAAGAGAAGAAATTTTAAAAGATTATTATGCAAATCAAAAAGGAGTACCTAATGAAGAACCTGCTGTTATTACTAAAACATCTGAAATAATGGCAGAACAGGTAACAACTACAAAAAAGAAAAGCAGAACTAAAGATCCCCTTGTGGTAACAGAAGAAAGTTGGATTGAAGACGCAGACGGAAATTTTGTTCCTAAGGATGCTTGATGCGTAGATTTTTTGTTTTCAACATAACAAAAAATTGGTTTATTGAATTAGATTTTTTAAAATCTTTTATGTCGTTAAATTGGTTTCCAATAATAAATTACACTATGGATGCTAAATTTAAAGGATCGCATAAAGGATTTTATTGGTCTTTTTATCTGCTAGGTTTTAAAATTTTTGAATTCAACATTTACAATAAAAATCACGAAGAAGATCGTGTTTACGACCCTATAATCGATTATTAAAGGATATATGTACAATACAGTTAAAGGCAACTTAAAACCAATTAAAGATAAAGTGCTTGTTAGCGAAATGCATTTTGGAGAACAAGTTACTTCTGCAGGAATTATCTTACGTGACGACGACGGAAAAACACACGGCATACATCCTAGATGGGGTCGTGTATGGGCAAAAGGTCCAACTAACGAAGAAGATTACGAAGTTGGTGATTGGGTATTAGTTGATCACGGACGTTGGACACATGGGATTAAATTAGAAACAGACATAGGCGAAATTACTGTAAGGATGGTAGATAATAAAGACATCTTAATGGCAAGTGAAGAAAAACCTGCAGATGTTATTACAGGAGTAGAATGAGTCAAATTGATTTAAACAAATACAAAGAATTTGTATCAGCAGTTACTTCAGCAGAAAGTAACGATACAAACGCTATGACAAAACGATTAAACAAAATTGAAACTGAAACTAACGTAAATATGGCACTACTTTTAACAGGTGCTATTGGACTCTCATCAGAAGGAGGAGAATTTGCAGAAATTGTTAAAAAATGCGTATTCCAAGGCAAGCCACTTGACCAGGATACTAGGTTCCATATCAAACGAGAACTTGGTGATATACTTTGGTATTGGATTAATAGTGTTCGTGCAATGGGGATTGACCCGAATTCAGTGATTGAAGAAAATGTAAATAAACTTAAAGCAAGATATCCAGACGGTGAATTCGATGTATACTACAGCGAAAACCGTAAAGAAGGCGATTTATAAGGAGCAGATATGTATTACCTCACAGGATTAAGTATTTTACTATTAGCAGGTGCAATTGGTTGCACCGAGCCTATGATAGACGATAGTAAAGGACAAGACGTCACAAAAACACCAGACATTATCATAAATGTTAATAACACTAACACTAATAATATTAACTCAACTGATACCGATAATATTACTTTCGTTGACAACAGCACATTGACAGCTACAGCAACTGCATCAGCTACTGCAACTGCCTGCGCTACTGCTACAGATAATTCAACAGATAATTCAACAGATAATTGTACAACAGCAATTTTCTTTGACGCTTACAAAAACAATTTTTAATCGTTGACATCCTACTATAGTATGCTATTATAATAGTAGGATTTTTTATGACCACACGGAGACACTTTGCAACCTAGCCCTATTAACACCTTACAACAATTGATGATTATTACCGCAGAAGAATGCGGTGAACTTACACAAAGATGTAGCAAGATTATACGGAAGTATGCTACAATAGAAGAAATAGAAGAAGAACAAAGACAAAAATTTGTAGAGGAAGCAGGCGATGTATTATGTATGCTAGAATTACTTGTGGCACACGAAATAACTAATTGGGAAGAACTTAGACATCGTGTTTCTGTTAAACAAGATAAACTTAAAACTTGGAGTGAGCTAATTAAATGAAAGAACTTTGGGTAGAAAAGTACAGACCTAAAACTGTAGAAGGATACGTTTTTAGAGACGAAGCACAAAAAAAGCAAATACAAAAATGGATTAAAGATCAAAGTATTCCTCATTTACTATTTAGTGGTAATGCGGGTATAGGAAAGACAACTTTAGCAAAATTACTGCTAAATGAATTAGATGTCAATGATCTTGATATCCTTGAAATTAATGCTAGCAGAACAAACTCAGTTGACGATGTAAGAGATAAAATTGTCAACTTTGTACAAATGATTCCATTTGGCGATTTTAAGGTTGTTTTATTAGATGAAGCAGACTATCTTTCACCAAACGCACAAGCAGCACTGCGTGGTGTGATGGAGGAGTACCACTCATTTGCTAGATTTATATTAACATGCAATTATCCTAATAAGATTATTCCTGCGATCCATAGTAGATGTCAAGGCTTTCATATTGCTCGGGTAGATCAAACAGAATTCACCGCTAGAGTAGCAGAAATTTTAATTGCAGAAAATGTAACACCAGATCTCGATATCCTTGATACATACGTCAAAGCTACCTATCCAGATTTACGCAAGTGTATAAATATGGTGCAAATGAATGTACAGGATAAAAGTCTGCTAGCTCCACACGAAAATGACTCAGGTGAAGCAGATTGGAAATTAGAAATGGTAGATCTTTTCAAAGCAGGCAAAATTGCAGATGCAAGGAAATTGCTATGCGGTACAGTCCGTCCTGAGGAAATGGAAGGAATTTATAGATGGTTGTATGAAAATTTAGAATTATTTGGCGATGACGAAACACAAGATTCCGCAGTTTTGATTATTAAGCAAGGCCTAGTTGATCATACACTAGTTGTTGACCCAGAAATAAATCTTGCTGCTGTCTTAATAAAATTAAGTAGATTATGACTTACATAGTAGATGACAATTGTATTAATTGCAAACACATGGATTGTGTTGAAGTCTGTCCAGTGGATTGCTTTTACGAAGGTGAAAATACTTTAGTAATTAATCCAGATGAATGTATTGACTGCGGAGTGTGCCAACCTGAGTGTCCTGTAGATGCTATTTGGCCAGATACAAAAGTTGCACCTGAAAAGAAACAATTTTGGATAGATTTTAACCATAAATGGTCACAACAATGGCCAAACATAACAAAAAGAAGAAAAGAAGATGTTCCTAAAGATGCAGCAGATTGGGCATACAAACCTAACAAGCTCAAAGAACACTTTTCAGAAAACCCCGGAAAAGGGGATCAACCAGAGGAAGATGAATGAAAGTAAGATTAGTTAGTTATTCCCAACCTGCAGATGATTTTGCAAAATCGGTAGAAGTATTACCCAATGCACAAGATTTAGTGGCATACTGTGCAAGGGTGTCTAATCCTTCTAATCAGATGAACACTGAAACAAGCGAACGATTATTAAAATACCTTATTAAGCACAAACATTGGTCACCATTCGAAATGGTAAGTGCTTGTTTAGAAATTGAAACTACTAGAGACATTGCACATCAAATCGTGCGACATCGCAGTTTTGCATTCCAAGAGTTTAGCCAGCGGTATGCAGATCCAGCTGAATTTGGTGAACAATTTGTTATTCGCGAAGCTAGATTGCAAGATGATAAAAATAGGCAAAACAGCATTGAAACAGACGACCCAGAATTAGAAGCACATTGGATACATAAGCAGCGAGAAGTTATTGCGGCTGCTAAAGCAGCATATAAATGGGCTATTGAAAATGGTATTGCTAAAGAGCAAGCACGGGTTGTACTGCCAGAAGGAAATACAAAGACCCGGCTTTACATGAATGGCAGTCTACGTAGTTGGGTACATTATATAGAATTACGTGGCGCAAATGGTACACAAAAAGAACACATGGAAATTGCCCATGCTTGTGCAAAAGTTGTAGCAGAAATCTTTCCAAACATTATGAGCTTTGTAGATGAAGGATAAATTTATCCATGCATTTATGGACGTTGCGGAACGTTTTAGCAAACTATCTAGTGCAAAGCGACTGCAAGTAGGTGCAATTATCGTAAAAGATGATAGGATTATTTCTATCGGTTACAACGGAATGCCTAGCGGTTGGGACAACAATTGCGAGGCAACTATTTTTGTAACAAAAGACGAAGCACAAGGTTATGATATGGTTGCACAAGGGTACACTGAAACTGAAAAAGGTAACTGGACAAGATTAAAAACTCGGCCAGAAGTATTGCATGCAGAAATGAATGCCTTGATGAAGTTAGCAAAGTCTAACGAAAGCGGCAAAGATGCAACTATGTTTATAACGCATAGTCCTTGTATTGAATGTGCAAAAGGTATGTATCAAGCAGGTATAAAAACTGTTTACTTCCGACATCATTATAGATCAACTGCTGGCATAGATTTCTTAAAGAAATGTAATTTGACCGTTATACCATGTTGATAAATAAAGTAAAGGAGCAGCTATGATTACAAGCAAAAAAGATATACAACATGCAATTACAAAATCACAACATTGTCAAAGAAATTGGGATTTGTCACAGAAAATTCCAGAAGACGATCTAAAATTAATGATACATGCTGTTACACAATGTCCAAGTAAGCAAAATGAATCTCATTACAAGGTAACAATTGTCACAAATAGAAATATTATTGAACAAATACATAATTGCACCAAAGGATTTAAACACCATAGTTTGCCTGACACAATAAACAATCCAAAAACCAATCCACAAGTATTAGCAAATGCAGTTTTTGCATTTACAATAATTGAGAAAGAACCTAAACACTCCGAAGATTCATGGATAGAAGAAATAACCAAGGAAACTAAAAAACAAAGATTTTTATCAATTGGCATTGCATCAGGATATTTAAATTTGACAGCTACAATGCTAGGTTATTCAACAGGTTGTTGCAGTTGTATTCATGATGCGAAAAAAATAGAAGAATTAATAGGTGTCAATCCAGAATTGCTTATGGGTGTAGGAATTAAAAACATAAAAAGAAATAGAAGAGAACATCATTTAGAACCCAATTTTATGTTCCCATCATTCATTAAAAAAATTGATTATCAAATTTTAGACTAATTAAGGGGCCTTTCGACCCCTCTCCTTGGTTAATGGGTTATTCGTCTCCGTAGATTGCTAGTACTTCTTTAACTGCTTCGTGACGTTCAATATCACGATGCTCAAAATTTACTATATCTAATCGGGTTAAATCACGAGTGTACAAATGTCGAATGAAAGACACTAAACCATTGTCTGTAAGTCTATCTGCTTGTGCTAAATCACCAGTAACAACCATCTTAGAACCCTCTCCAATGCGTGTTAATAACATCTTCATTTGATTAGGTGTTGCATTCTGCATTTCATCTGCTAGAATAAAACTGTTCTTAAATGTACGTCCTCGCATGTATGC